ATGTGCTGAAGCCGATATTCACGGTTCTCAAGAAGGTCGGTGAAATTGTCGCCAAGTTGGTAGGGTTCGTGTTGATTCTTCTCACTCCCGTTCTTGCCATATTGAAGTTCGTGTTCAAGATGGTCTTTGAAGTGGTGAAGATGATCTATGACTTCGTGCTGAAGCCATTGCTTGACTACCTTGTGGTGCCGATCTTCGTTGGAATCATGAAGTTCGTTGGCATGATCTTTGGGCCTATTGTCGATGCCTTCACGGCAGTCTCTGACTGGCTTACATATCTCAATGAAAATACGCAGGAAGCATTCGACAACATAACATCATGGATAGACGAATTCACCGCTGTCCTTGATGAGGCTTTTGCTGCCGTCAAGGAAACGATCTTCGGGTGGTTTGATTGGTTTGGTGACGAAGAACCGGATAAGCGGCAGGAAATGGCAACACAGGCGCAGATTCGGGAAGAGCAGGAAACCGAAAGAAAGATTACCGAATCACGGACAAGAAGCAGGCTAGAAAGTCCTTTGTTCCGAGCCAATGCTGAAGCGATAATGCTGAGGGAAAGCGGTGCCGCTGCCCCGACAACCGCTCCTTTCATGCCTTATTCCGAAAGAATGGGAATGGCAGAACCAAAGGCAGTCAGCGCACCGGTCATCATCAACAATACATCGTCAATGACAAACAATGTTGCTGGCGGTGGAGGAGGCAACAACACAATTCCTGTTGCTCTTTCTCCAAATCCTGTTCACCACATGGATCCGACACGGGCTTTGATCGCCACATAAACACAACTGCCGCCCGTTTCCGAGCGGCAGTCGCGAAAGGTTTGAGTTTTACAATCAGTCCTCTTCGGCCAACTTGCGGAAGTAGGCGAGGGCATCATCGTCGCCATCGTCTTCCTTCTTTGGAGCAGGCTTCTTCGCCGCAGGCTTGACTGCCTCTTCGACGGCCTTGTTGCTCTTGGCGAACTTCTGCGAAAGGGACTCACGCACAGGCTCGTCCTCGGCCTTCTTCTCGGGAGCCTCCGTAAAGAGAACCGTGTGCAGACGATCCTTCAGTTCCTCGTAAGCCTTGAACTGATCGGGTGCAACGAAGGGAAGCAGCGGATGCTCCTTCTTCCAAACAGCCTCTAGTTCTGCATCTTCGCCCTCAAGGAGCGGTTCAGCGGAGTCGAAGGCGCTCTTCTCATAGTTGACATAGCCACCATCACCAATCGTGGCCTTCAACTTGAAGTTGGCACCCTGCCAGAAGTCGAATGGATTCATCGGCTTCTCGTCATCGAACTTGGGTGTCATCTTGTCGTTGATCTTCTCGAAAATCTTCGCACCGTACTTGAAGAGGAAGACCTTGCCCTCGTTGGAAGGATTGGCAGGATCCTTCACGACAAGGATGTTGGAGATGTAGGTCAACTTGCGCTTGCGGTCACGGGCGATGGACTTGTCCGACTCCACTCCGCTGTTCCACAGTTCGTTGTTACCCTCGCAGATCGGGCACTTCTTGCCGATGGTGGTCGGGCAGTTTTCGATGAGCCATCCACCCTTGCCCTTGAACCCGTGGCTGAAGACCCGAACCCACGGAATCTCCTCGTTCTCCACGGCGGGAAGGAAGCGAATCACGGCATAGCCATTGCCTGCCTTGTCACGCTCAAGCGACCAGAAACGGTCATCCTTTTCGTAGCCCCCCTTGGTGGTCAACTTCTCCATTTCCTTGGAGAGTTGTTCCGTCATCGACTTTGACTTCTTCTTAAGATCAGAGAATCCCATATGTTTCGTGTCCTTTCGTGTGTGAGTATGGTGAGTATGGGTAATGTAAAGAGTATACAGGTATCTAGTCTGCGGTCAAGTTGGTTTCTGCCGATTCAGACAGGATTCTTCGCACCGATTCCTTCAAATTGTCCATGTTTGAGAAATGCAGTACGAAGGACTTGTAGCCGTTCAGTCGTGCCTTCATCTCTTCCCAAACAGGATCGCCTTGAAGTTTTGAATTCCATGACTTGGTGAAATTGAGCATCCCGTCCAAGACACAGAATGATTCAGGAGCGATCTTCTTCTGCATCAGCAATTTGAGGATTCGTGGGTGGTTGCCCTTTTCGGAAACCACGAACATGTTGCCCCATGCACTTGGAGTGAACTTCTCATGGATTGAGGCATACTTGATGATAGTCTTGACATCCTCACCAAATTGGTAGGACAGCCGTTCGTTGCGCTTGCGCCACTCAAGGTAACGCTGATTCGCTTCTTCGCCAAGCATGGAACCAACCCACATGTTCGGGTCTTCCTGAATCTGAGACAGGAGAAACTTGACCATGTTCTCCTCCAATGGATGGCGCTTTGCCAACTTGTCGAAGAAGTGGCGATCCTTGCGAGTCTCGTATGTCTGTACCTTCGGAGTCAGTCTTCCGTAGCGAAAGAAGTCATAGTTCCCGCCACGAAAATGCGCTTTCAGGGAGACATAGATTCGATATGCTTCGTAGCCGTTCATAGCGGCAACTTGGAATCCCTCTTGAGTAAGTTCAACTGCTGACCCTCCACCTTTAGCCGTTCCTTGATCGGCTTGCTCAACAACTTTGAGATGGTGTCGGGTTCAACTCCGTGCTTCTCGCACAGGTGCAGGACCGCATCGATGTACGATGGTTCCTTCTGCTTCTTTACGAATTCTTCGACTTCCTTGCTGAAGTCATTGTTCATGTTCACGATGGAACCCATGCTTACTCCGAATAAGGGACCACTCCGATTCTTTCGATGGCACGACGAATCCCATTCTCCATTTCCTTCTCGGTCAGGAGCATGACGATCTCGTCGCCTTCCTTGCGGAAGATGCGGACGCAATGATAGCGTTCCTCTCCATTGGTTTCAAGAGGAATATTCTTCTTAAGCCACGGAAACAGCCGTCTTAGCAAACGCATCCTTGGCCCTTTCCTGAAGTTCCTTGAAATCGTTGTTTGCCCAATAGTTGTCGATGGCATCACGAAGGCTCTCGCGATAGTCAAGCGGACTGCGGATGAATTCCTGGTCTGCTCCATTGTCGCAGGACACAAGGATCACGATCTGAGGCAACTTCTGCCCCGTCCGTTCGACCCACATGTGGGCGTATGCAGTTGCCTGCTGGAAATAGTTGAGAATCCACTCAGGCTTCTTCTCGGTCTTTGAAGACTTGAAGTCGATGATCGACGGCTTGCCATCGTATTCACCGATGCAGTCGAATCGTCCTGCCATGCGAAGAGTGTCCGACCACATCGGAATCTCCTGTGCATACACGGAGTTGATGCGGTCAAGGTACTTCTTCAACTGCACGAACAGAACCTTGTCGGAAAGAGGAACACGGTCAATCTTCTCGTACTCCTTCTTCAGGTATGCCTCGGCAAGTTCGTGCATCATGTTGCCACGGGCAATGGCAAGATCGGAGGTCTTCCTGTTCTCAGGATTGCTCCTCCACTTTGTCCAGAAGTCCTTCTTGGCAAACCCCGTCACGGTGGTGACAGAGGGATACCAATGACCCGTCATCGGTGATTCATAGAATCGCCCGTAATCTTCAATCTGTACCGACCTGATTTGCGGAAAGTTCATCCTAGTCTGCCCTTCATGTTGTATCTTGGGTGTGCTTCCTTGACCTTTGCCATCACTTCCTTCCACCCTTGGTCGGGACGGCGAACGCCAATGCGAACGGGATCGCATACTGCGGGTGTTCCCACCACGATTTCCACTTTCTTCTTTCCGCACTTGGGACACTTCTTCTTGGTTGGCTTGTCGATGTCAGCCATCCGAAGCATCTCTTCAAATGCATGATCGCACCCCTTACACTTGTAGTCATAGAACGGCATTAGTGTTCTCCTTCTGTGTAAGGATATTTAGCGACCACCAATCGGGTGCAGGACGGACTGACCACTTGGCTAACTTTGACTTTGCACCGACATAGTACTTGCGATATGCAAGCACGGAGTTCCCATGAACTTTGAAATCATCGGGCATGGCTTGTGGAGGCTCACGCCACCCACGCTTGCTGTTGAGCGCAAATGGATGCTTACGCAAATCATCCCAACAGCGGTTCTGTACGGAATGAGTCTTGCCGTAGCGAAAGGAGTATTCCTTGAGCAAGTGCGTCAGGAGTCTGTGCAGCCACAGGTATTGGTCTTGGGTTTCCCGTGCCCAAACAGCACATGGATGGTTGACATGGGAAGCGAGAAACAGCCGTTCGTTCAGAACATTGTTTTCAAGCGTCCAACGCTTCATGTTCCTGCCATTTATCTTTACGATTGATTGCTTGCCATCCAACAAGCGATGTGCCGTGGAAAGCAACTGCGTGTATTCAAGAACCATCTTGACCACATGCTTGTTGCAATGCATTTGGGCGCACTTGTCAGGATATTCGTGTAGGTAAAAGATGTTCATTGCGTTGATTGTAGCATAAGTGACCCCAAGGGGATTCGAACCCCTGTTATCTCCGTGAAAGGGAGGTGTCCTAGACCAACTAGACGATGGGGCCAGAAGGGGATGGTCGATCATCCCCAAGCCAAGGTGGATTTATTCAGAAGTCTTCGTCTTCGGTGTTCGCCCAATCCTCGTCTTCGTCTTCCTCAACATCCGCTTCGCCTTCACCGTCCTCATCCTCTTCTTCATCATCCCATTCAGGAAGATCGTCTTCCTCGTCCCACGACTCATCCTCGTCTTCCTCCTCATAGTTGGAGGGATCGGAGGCATCAAGGGCAAGAATGTCAATCTCGTCCGTGGGGAGATCGTACTTGCTCATTCGCATCTCAGGCTTCCTCCCTCTCCTTCACGGGCAACACATCATCCTCCTTGACCCAAAAGTGTTCATAGGGATGGGTGTCACCGATCCACTCAGGAGAGTAGACGCTGACGAGATACTGCGAACCCCACACGGGATCACGCTCAACCTTCTTGACTTGTCCGACCTTGTTCAGGGACTGCACCCAAACCTTCTGCGGCTTGCGGGAGTGCGTCTTCGTATCGTGCTTCTCTGACATGATTCACCTTTGTAGATGAACTGCATCGATCCCAAACCTTTTGGGATTTCTTCGGTGCTTGCATAAGTATAACAGCAAACCAATCCATGTCAATACCCAAATAGGGCTTGACATCAAAATAGCAGACGATAAGATATCCCACATGGCAACGAAAGCCGAACAGGTTCATTGGGGAACCGAACCCCAATGGGACGAAATTTCAAAAGATCCCGTGGAACGGGCTTGTGCCTTGGCACGGGCTGAAAATTGGTATCACCATATGTCCGATGACAACGACCATCGGAAGTGGATTTTAGAATTCATGAAGGCCAATAACTTCGGGGATTCTGAAATTAAGGCAGTCGCCCGTACAGGGCAGACTACGACCACTCCCGATGAGGTGGCCCCACATGAACCCGGATGCATTGTAGGCGTTCTGGCGAGGCTCCTGAGTCTAGGGGCACCTTTGCCCGAGGTACGCAAGGAACGGCTCCTGAAGGCGATTAGGCACCTTGCGGAGAAGGGCAAGTCCATCCGTGAGGTGGAGAAGGTGGAAGGGCTTCCCAATATTCAAGATCGCATCCGTGAGCAAGTTTCAATTCTCATTGGTGAACTTGAACAGTTTGAAGATCAGTTCTTTATCGGCGGCAGTACGAATCCAAAGAATGGATGCAATGTCATTGCCGATTACATTCGGAAAAGAAATATTCGTGGTATTCAGGCAACCCGAATCGCAGAGTGGTTTCGGCGGCGGCTTGATCCAATCGAAACCCTTCTTGGGGGCAAGGCCGACGAGCAGTTGAAGGAAGCCTATTCGCTGTACACCAAGAAGCAGTTGAAGGAATACCACAAGTGGCTCAATTGCCTCATCGAAGCCTGCCAACATCAGGTTGAGATTTCCAAGAAGTTGAGACAGCCTCGCCGTCGCAGACCGAAGGATCCGGTCAAGGTGGTCAAGAACCTGAAATACAAGAAGGAAGACGAGACTTGGAAGATCAAGTCCGTGCATCCAACAAAGATCGTCGGGGCAGAGAAAGCCATTCTGTTCAACACGAAGACCAAGACTTGTACCATCCTTGAGGCATCCACCAAGACGGGGCTTTCCATCAAGGGAACTACGGTCATCGGATTTGATGCCGACAAGTCCAAATCCAAGCGGCTGCGTAAGCCAGACCCCCTCCTGAAGGCAGTCCGTGAGGATGGGGGAATTCGCTCTGTTAAGAATGCCATCGGTCTTTCAAATACCGTGGAAAAAGAAGCAAGCGGCAGGGTAAATGCCGACACAATTATCCTTGCCGTCTACTAAATAAGGACGAAGGAGCATTTACCATGCAACTACTGATTTCGGAGATACTGACAAAGGCTGCATCGCAGGGGTCAAACAGAGACAAGGCCAACATCCTGCGGGCGCATGGATCGCCTGCCTTGCAAGAAGTACTGAAGTACACATATGATCCGAAGGTGACTTGGTACTGCGAAAAGGCACCCGCATACACGCCCGATCCTGCACCCGAGGGACTTGCGTTTACCAATCTCATGATTGAGTATCGAAGACTGTATGTCTTTCAAAAGGACAATCCAGTCACCGAGAAGCGCAAGAACGAACTTCTGATTCAACTGCTTG